ACAAGAGCCTTCAGCTTGTCAGCCAGAGGATCGGTATTCAGGTTGGGTGCAACTTGGGTAATCTCAGTCTTTTGGTCAAAGACGTTATCAGTCAATTATATTTCCTTTATTAGCTAATATGTAAATATATTTGTTATACTACTATATACTCCAAAAATTGACAAAATGTTATTTTGGAGAAAAATTTATTCTAGAATTAGATCAATTACTTCTTTCAAAGCACGTTGATAACCAATATGATCGGCTTGTTTATAAGGCCAGTTGGGAATATCATACCCTTCTTTGGCTATAGAATTATCGTGTGCCACTTTCGCTTTATCTTCTAACAGTTTTGCTAGACGTTTACGAGTAACCTGAGAGGAGGCGAAATCCCCTCTCAGTTCTTTTTCATCGTGCTCGTCTAAGCCTGTGATCCAAGATTTCTTCATGCGGGGATTTCCTCAGGAGGGAGAGTATTAGTAGGGGCAGGCATAGAGGCTTCAGTCATTAAGTCCTCACCACCTTGGTTCATCAAAGATTGAGTTTCCTTAGCTTCTTCAACTGCGACGTTACTACGGAAGATGTTATAACCAGCAAGGTTAGTGACATCATCGATAAACTGCGTCATAGCAATGCCAGAAGTATGGGGGCGTACTAGTTCCCAGAGAGGGGAGTTTGCAATCCCAAGTAGATTTTGAACTTCCTGAGCAGTCTGTCCAAAGTGTCGAGCACCCACAGGACGAAGGACACCACTAGCTGTGATATCTCCAACAGTAATTGTAGCAAACTCAGTAACACCCAGACTATTGTCCATAGTACGAATAACGTCACTGCCATCGAAGTTTCTGACACTGATTTCCAACTGGTCATTCAGATTAGGCTCCATAAGGTTGATTTCAAAATTCGTAGTCTTCTCTTGGAAGATACGAGCAGCAGCAGTGAACAAGCCATTGACTTCAGTGGCCGTCTTTTCACCGGGGGTACGAACACCCATAGCCTCACGAGGAGCACCAGCGTAGAGTTCCATCTTGTCTTCAAGTTCAGAAATCTGGTTTGTTGCTGTGATGATGGCATTCATACTCTTGGTGAGTTCTGTAATACTGCCACCTTCATCCAGATGGATTTCAACACCTGGTCCCCAGATGAACTCTTCCACCTCACCGATGATAACGAGAGGAGGGTGAACAGTGAGGTCCATAGCATCAGCCTTGAGATTTTCAAGGTGATCAATTCGATACTGCATACCAACTAGATTTTCAAGAGGCCCCATAGCCCACAGATTGTCAGGACGCAAACGCCAACCGACATGACGAATAGGAGCACGACCAGACAACGTATCAATCGGTTCATTCCGAACCTTGTAGCATCTGTCAACAACTGTAATCATCCTATCTGTCTGGAGCGTACCAGTATTAATATCGAAGTAGTCTCCATAGAATTCCAAAATTTCAACACTGTCAGACATATAGTATTCGTAGAGATTTCCAAAACCATCAATCGACATACGTTCTGCTTTGTTGAAATCATCAACACCATAATTACCAAAAATTTTGCGATGCTGTTCAACACGCTTCTTCACAACATCACCCCAGAAAGCATAGCCGGGCTCAGTTTCAGACAACTTCTGTAACTCACCGAGGGTCTTTACCGTACGGATGATCTTCCACGTATCATCGAAGGAATTAGCGAGAGGATTGAAAACAATATCCTCAGCAGCGATACGATGAGCACGGGGGCCAATAAAGCCGGGAACCTTTTCACCAGTCTTGCTAGTGTTATACCGCTTCTCAAACGAGCAGGTTACGAAAGCATTACCACGACTGATGTAGTCATAGACCAGCTTACTAACTTCCTGACGATACTTGGACTCACGGGTTTTATTTTCCATATAGGCAGTGATGATTTTAGCCTTCTTACGGCTACTATCCTTTTTCGTGTAGCCCTTCCAAGTCAACCACTTGTCATTCGGGAACAGAGCACTGATATAATTCGAGTGCAAATTATCCCTGATCTGAGTGAGCTTCGGAAGCGTGGTTGAGTTCTTCCAAGGGAGCGTGCTATTAGAGGTAGTAGATGTATCAGTGGCGAACAGATAGTTATCTAGTTCTAACCACCTTGACATTACAGGACTACGTTGTTTGTTGTAGGTGTCCCATAGATTCGCAACCCACTGCCCAGTTTCATCATCTGGGAAGACGGATTTCAATTCGGCGACTTTATCCGACATTAATTATTCCTTACTTTCGATATGGTACACCACCAAAACGTGGCCTTGTTCCAGCAGAGGTTAGAAAATCTGCGATTGCAGAAGTTACGTTAGCAGAAGGTTTCACAGCGATAGATACAGCAGAAGCTAAAGCGTCCTTGATATCATCATGAGGCGGTCGAGCTAGAACAAGTTCTTCTTCCAACACTCTAGTAAACCCACCTTCATAATGCCACATCTTGAGATTATCATAACGATGTTCAAGGATAGCAGCAATACGCTCTTCTTTTCGACCTTCTTGTTTCATCGGTCGATACTCGACGATAGACAGAGTGAGGCCATGCTCTTTCACATAATCCTTGATTGCTTCAACAATCGTGATCTGAGCGACCGTGACTTCAGCTTGGAGTTTATTGAAACGCCATTTAGAGTGAAGCTCAGCAATTCGTTCAAAGTACTCTAAGTTCTTCTTGGTCTTGAATCTATCAATGTCTAGGACGAAGATGTTACTATCACTATCAATACCAATCACGACGATAGCAGAATAGTCCGCTTCTCTAGTCAAACTAAAGGCGAAGTCAACTGCGGCGTAGATGTTTAGACGCTTGTGATTATAATACCAACGATTACCCTCAAGCTTCAAGAACTTCGGATTGTAATACTGGAATTTGTTTTGACTAATACGATTGGAACTAGGATCGTTAGGGTTATTGTAGTACTGAGCATAGAACTGAACCTTGTCAGAATACTCAGCTTCAATACGCTTAAGAACCCGCATATCAAATCCGAAGGCTTTATTGTCCTCTCGAACCTGACGAGGCCAGATGAATATACCATCCTGCTCTACAGCGTATTCCTTGATCTCCCAAACCATCTTACGATCTACGTGTTCACCTTCGTCATCGTAGACATCGTAGGCTTGCTCTTTCCATGTATTGTAGATGTCGGTAGGGAAGTACCGAGTTCCACAAGCCATCGTGAACCCTCCCGCATTACGAATAGACGTAAATTGTGAAGCTTTCTTTGAAACGTTCTCACGACCGTCTTCCGTGTAAGCATTCTCAGGCACCACCAAATCATCTGCAATAATAATATCAGCGTGCCAACCAGTAGTATTAGTGGTGAGGCCAGCAGTAGCAACAGTGGCATCTCGAATTCCTTGCTTACGTCGCTCAGGATGGTCAATACTGATCTTACGTTGGGACCAACGCTCCCTTAATCCGTCCTGAGGATTAATATACTCAGGGAAGAAACGGGTGTAGACGTTACTGGCTAGGATATTCTGAATAGCAAACAACTGAGTTTCAGCAAGTTCAGCCGTAGCTGATACATACAGAATGGTCACTTCAGGATGCCGAGTAATAATCCAAGCACACCACGTAGCAACCATATGACTTTTAAGATGAGCACGGGGAAGCATGATAAGCTTATTAGCGGTTAGATGCTGCCCCTGCCCAAACAGGGAATATTCTTCCATCCACCGAAAAATCTCACGATGGATGGAGCCATACATATACCCCGGATTAACAAGCGTAGCAAAGTAATTCAAATCATTCTTAGCTCGCTCCCTGATTTCTTTGGCCTTCTGAGGCATACGATCAAGAATCTCTAAAGCCTCTTTAAGCCAAATGTCTTCAGCCATTCTGAGCAAACCTCTCCATACGGATCACATCCGCTTCAAGTTGATCACCAAGTCGGTCCTTGATACTAGCTTCACGATTCTTATCTGCTTTACTAGGACGACCAACAGATTTCTTGTCCCAACCCTTATCAGCAAGCCATTTGGCTGCCTGAAAATTCTGTTCAGATTGATCCATGACAGCGAGGATACCTTCAGAACGAAGCTGAACTTCTAGTTCATCACGCCACTCATCTAGATATGGTTTGAAAAGTTTATTCTCACAAATTCTCACCCAATGCCTCCAATTGAGAAGGCACTGTTTAGCGAACTGGTATTCAGTAGGATCAGCAATCTCAAGGTAGAGACGCTTCAGAGAAGGGTATACCCTCTCCTGATAGATTTTATCTTCATCGTTTAGTGTAAAAACTGCATACTGAATATTATATCCAAACTCTAAGAAAAGGCTTTGGGTCAAAGGACGGCCCATACTATCTTTGAGTTGGTCTTTAGTGTATGGGATATCCATAATCATTCTTTCTATTCTTGAGTTAATACATCAATTCGTCTCTTCTGCTCAAGAACAATCATTGTGAGTGATTGTACAGCAGCAGTAAGATCAGTAACTAGTTTTGAATAATCAACACCCTGTGGATTAATACGCTCACTAGTCTTGGTCCATACCTCATTGGGGTATAGGTCCGCTGCTTCCTCTTCGGGTATATTTTCAACTATATCACCTTTAGATGTCGTGACCGTTCCAATGTGAATAACAGCATCCTTTTCGCCAGACACGGCGTGAGGGAATATCTTCTGTAGTTCATTGGCAATAAAGCCATGCGAACGAGGGCCGTTAGGATCAACACGCCACACATACGACACCGGGTCGATCAGCATGATCAATCGTAATGGGTCGGATAGGAACGTAAAATCCTCAGAATCGATTGAGAACGTCACCAGCGGCCTCACATCATCTTTCAGGCGATAGTCAGATGAGGTGTTGAATACGGTGGCGCTGCCATTGCTGTTGATTCCGCCAACAGCCCCATTCGGATTATAAATTATGTAGTGACCAACGTTGCCAGTTGATGTACGTGAGGATTGCAGAATAGCGCCCCCCGTTGTAGCTTTTCCGCTAGATGCCCCTGTGCTACTGAACGTATCAAGATTGAACGCACTGGCTCCACCGGGCAGTTGCACCGCTGTCGTGACGGTAAGATCATCAATTGTCGGTGACTGCGAAAAAACCAAATCGCCTGTGCCAGTTTCACTTGTCATCAGTGAGCGAAGATTTGCAGGTGACGGCGTTGCTACAAATGTATCGAATCCTGACGCGCGGGTAACAGCCGCCCAACTTGTGAGATCAGCATCATGTGCCTGGACATCAGTACCAATAACAAGTCCTAAAAGCGTTCGTCCTTGAGATGCCGTTAAATCTTCTGGATCACCAGTACCAGCAGTAATACGACCTTTAAGTGTGGTCGTTGCCATATTAGCAAGTTTGGCATTAGAGACGGCATCGTAAGGACGAACGCTTTTAGGACTTGTTATTGGTACTGAT